TTATCCTGCATTGCCTTCAGTCAGCGGAAGAAGCCGTTGACGCTGATCAGAATACGACGATGCGAGACGTTGAAACTGTCGATGGAATAACCTATTCAACTCCAGTAGACCAATCTATGCTTATTCCTTCCAAAATCGCAATTAGCACGTGGAATAAAGCGCTGGAAATAACTCAATGGATCCGACAGGAGACTATGTCCTGCTATCGCCAGCTGTTGTTAATCAGCTCTGCAACGCACGATGAAACAACCGACAAACTATTGGCTACAATTCAAGACGCCGGGCAAGACGGCGTTACAATGCGAGATATAGGACAAAAGATAAGACGATTCCGGGGCAAAACTGGTCAGGAGAAACTTTTTCCTATTCTGGAAAAACTTATTAAAGACGGAATAATTAAAAGAAAATTAGTCCAAAATGGCAACAATAAAACGTCAGACGGATACATTTATGCTCATACAAAATAGGTTTATTTTAACTTCGGTTAGTGGAACGTTCTTGGAACATTCTGGAACGTTCTCAAAATTTTTTAAGCCTGAACGTTCCACTAGTGGAACGTTCAGAAGGCAAGTGGAACGCTCCGAAAGCCTTAAAAACAAGGCGTTTGAGGTGAACGTTCCACTTTTAGAACGTTCCCTATAAATATATTTATTGAATTTATTATTTAAATATATTTATCTATATTCCCTAGTCATATATATATTACTATTTTTTCTTTTATTTTTTTATATTTATATACAGAACAGTGGAACGGTGGAACGTTCCGGCACAGTTGAAAGGAGTTCCCATCGATGCTGACAGGTGAGAAATATCGCGATGAACATTTTGACAAAAATTGGCTAACATGTAGTGAACTTGCCATTGAAACTGAGTATTCCAAAGGATATATTTGTGCGTTAGTAAAACGAAACGAAATACCAGCAGATAAAACGAAGCTGATTGGCAGACATCGCTTCTTCCATATTTCCGTTGTTGAACAGCTTGTAGAAAGGCGGAAAGAATATCACAAAGAAACTTCGTGTCCTCCAGACGCAATTGAATACGACGGTTTCGTTTTGTCGCCAGATGCAATCCTCCGGCTGGAAGAGGTTCGCGAACGCAACGGTTACAGAGCCAGAAACTGGACGCCATTTTCTCCTGTGGAATTAATGGCAATGGCAATGATGAAACAAAAATAAAACTTGACAACGAGATTATTCGTAGTATAATAAGGAATAGTAAATGGGTGGGAGAGGAGCAAGAAGCAAACGGCAAACAACGGTTTACCACCTAAATAGTTTGTCCAATGACAATAATAACACCCCGCCTCATCGTCGATCTCAAGCCCCGGTACAAATAGACTTGCCTGAATTCCCAGAAAATCGTAAAAAGGGAATGACTGATGAGCAAGCTTTAGCAGTCCTTGCAGCTGAAGAAACAATTCGACGTGCTAATAGAGAATACGTTGTTATTGTTAATCAGTTTGGTAAAATTGTTGGTTGTAATAATGGCGACATATCAAGCGTTCGTGTACCAGACGTTCCGTCTGGTTCAACCTTTGCTATAATACACAATCACCCATCAGGAGGAACTTTTTCACTTACAGATATTCGCACCAATGCACATTTACACTTTGAACGAATGAGCGTTGTTTCCTCAAAAGCAACTTATATATTGCGGCATAAAGAGGATAGACGTCTTCTTGGTTACAACAGTGAACGATTGGCAAGGGCGTATGAAAAAGCAAATAATTCAACTCAATTTAGAATTTTAGAAACAATTCACAAAATTATACCAAATAGTAAATCTTTCAGAAAATTTTTTCTTGACTGCCATCATAATTGGTTTAAGAATAATGCTGAAAAATATGGTTTTGAGTACACAATGGAGTTAGAGAAATGACAAGTCTACTTCACGAATATTACGATATGGTATTAAAAGCGCTTAAAATAAGATACCCCTATGTTCAAAATGAAACTAATGTAAAAAAAGCTCTAATTGCTGTTCGTGAACATGAGGGTATCGAAGGCGATTTTTCAAAAGAGTATGCCGAAATTGATGAGTTATACCGTGAGCCAACAGAAGAAGAAATTGCGGATGACGAGAGAATGATGAAGGAATTAATCAAACAGTTTGGGACTGAAGATTTGATTAAACATCTTGATATACTTGATATAACAGACAAGGACAATCTCACTGGAGAAAATTGAGAACAACCAATAACTTCAATATTGTTGATTTAGAACAGTTGGGAGGAAACTACCAAATTCCGCAAATCCACAATAGCGTTTTTATGGTTCCAGAGCAGTTTATTGGGTTTAATTATTCTCAATCATTTAAGGGTATTCGCTCGCAGTTCGGCGTTCACTTTTACCTTGACGATTACCAGTTCGAGCGTGTGTGGATTAGCCCCAAACGCTACGTCAAATTACTGCGCCAATACGCTTTCACGTTGTCGCCAGACTTTTCTCTTTATACTGATATGCCTCTGGTTATGCAAATGTGGAACGTGTATCGGTCGCGTCTTCTCGGTCAGTTTTGGCAGAATAATGGGATTAATGTTATCCCAACAGTCAGTTGGTCGGACGAACGTTCGTATTCGTTCTGCTTCGACGGATTACCCCGTCGGAGCGTAATCAGCGTCTCAACGCGTGGCTGCGTTCGCCAGGCTGAACCGCGCAAACTCTGGCAAGCTGGAATGGCTGAAGCCGTTCGTCGCCTCGAACCGACGAAGATTCTCATTTACGGCTCAAAGATAGAATTTGACCACGGAGGCTCCGAAGTCGTCTGGATTCCAGCGCGGAAGATTACAAAGGTTGTCAACAGCGGCAATCGGACGGAATACCTTGTCTCACACCTTGACCTGATCCGCGAGATTGCCGTCAGTAAAGGAATAAACGTTCAAGACCTTGACGATTTTTGCCAAGATGTAATCGTAAAGAGTATGAACGACGCCGACAAGTTCGACCCCGCAAAGTGTTCAATTGCGACATGGTCGGGAAATTTCGTTAAAATCTGTGTGAAGAAATTCCGAGATAAGTACCGGCGCAAAGAAGAATCGCTCACGCCGGAACTGGAAGACAAACTCCTTGACTTTTCAGAATATCAACAAGATTTTGATTTATAAATAAAAGTTTGTCAATTCTTCAGGGTCGTTTGCTCACAGTCAAAACGTTGTCAGGTTTTGGGAGTACCTTGTCGGGGGTCAGTCCCATTTACCTTCTGGACACTGCTGCGTTTTCATGGCAATCTTGTTACCCTGTAGGAACCGATGGGGATTAACGCCCAAGTAGCAACCGCAGACGGCGCAACGACCGCGCTTCTTTTCTTCGTCTATTTGAATGAAGTGTTCGCACTGAGAGCAGATAGAGAAACGTTCCGCCATTTCTTCAGGCGTTCTTGATGGTTTACCAGCGTTGTACCACTCGATTACAGCGGCAGCGTAGGCTCTGACGGAATCCCAGAACCGGCGTTGTACAACAGGGTCGTTGGGAGACGGCTTATCGTCTAACAGAGAATCGCTGTTGTCTTGTTCACTGGTTGATTTCGTTTGCTTTAACATTGGCAACTTCTTCTTTTTACATCCACAGCCCATATCATTATCCTCTTTTTCGTATTGTGATTTATTGGGGAAATAGCATTCCAGATACTCTTTGACTCCAGAATAGAACCCGGCGTCATTATACCCTAGCCAAGAGTAGGGAGCGTTTGATATTGTCGCCCATCGTCTCCCCTGCTCTATTGTCCCGGCAGTATATTTGACGTCTACCTGTTTTACATCAGGCGTCTTGCCAGACATACCAGACAAGAGCGTGTCCAGACAATAGCCGGGCAGAGAGACGTAATCGCAACCGGTCAGAATACGAATGACGTCGCTCTTGTTATACAGATGTGGGGTATGGGAATCCCAGTTGTAATCCGGTTCAACGCCCTGACTGGAAAGGTAATCAAAGGTGTGAATCATTCGTTGTTCCCATTTGTTCGCCTTACTCCCTTTGTTGGCAAAGGTTTGTCGATTGCGCGGATTATAGATATTGAGTTTATCCAGGTTAACCGGCTTTAACGCCGTCTGGTCGTCAGACCAGATTAAGAACTGGTCGGCAATGTCGGTTAGTTGACAAACGCCTAACGCCTTGTCAAACAGGTTCGCATCTTTGTTGCTGTCGTAAGAATCTGGAATCGGGACGATCTCAACGCCCTGAAGCCAATCGGGAGCGTATACCGTAGCAACGTATATATTCCTGACGTTCGGCGCAAATCGTTCAATTGAGCGCAATGCGAATCGCAACTCTCTGTTATTAAACCGCGAACCGTTTCCTAATGGAATTAAAATGTCAATCATAAAGCTCCCCATCTTTGATTTACCGGAATAGCATTCCAATCTTCATAATATTGAGTGCTGGAATCGTAGCATATTTGATCGGTTATAGCGTCGATCGTGCAGGTGTAATTCATATATTCGTAACCGTAATTAAACACCCCATCGCCAATGGCAAACCAGCATGATGGGACATAACCGACAACGTCAATTTCATCGGCTTCTATTCCGATTGTGGGGTCAGCTTCTCTGACACAGTGAATTCGAACCGTCATTATACTCTCACCGCATTGGACGGGAGTAATGCTGCCGCCTGAACTGCCGGAGCCTGAGCTTGACGAATCTGAACCGCAGCCACAGTCCGGGCAGTCCCACGGAATTGAGAAGTTAATTACTGCCACTGCTGGAATCCTCCTCACAAAGTACGCCGTGGTTAAACGACAGCGTCTTTTTGGTTGTATTGGCGGTAAACGTTGCGGAACCGGCATCGCAGACGGTCGTTGTAGTTTTCGTAATACCGCCTTGACCGGAAAGCCCTGTAGCAGAAATTACCGTTGCCATTGTCGTTGATATTGGCGAGGTTGATGCAGAAATAGCTGTTGGAATTGTAACCGTTGCTGTTGTCGGCGTTATGCCGCCATTTGTCAATACTGCTGACGTTAGAGCGGTAATTGGAGAGCTATACGTAACGCTAACCGCTCCGCTTGTGGCGGATATGCCGGTAGCAACGAGTATTGTCGAATCGGAAACGGTAAGAACGCCGCCGGTAATTGTAACTCCATTCGGCTGTGTTACCGTCGTTGTTGTTTTGGACAAAAAGCCAGTATTCAAAGTAACCGTTGCTGGATAGCTTGCCGATGTTGTCGAAGGCGTGAACGTTAAGCCGGAGACAGAAACGCTAATATCCAGATTGCCGGTATCGCTCTGCGGTTCGGTTGACGGATTGAGCGCCCACACGTCTTCTTTCGTTCCAACGACGTTGCAACCTTCAACGGCAACGGACGTTACCACCTCCTTCTTTTTCATCGGAATGGAGATAGTCAAGGTTCCGCTCACGGTTCCTCCTGTAACGAGCGTAAGAGGCACGGAAACGGCTAATTTCGAGGCGTTAAGCGAGACGTCGGTCAATACGGTTTTACTATTCCCATACGTCAATTCTCCCTCAACAGGCGTAATAGACGCGCCGGTTAAAAAGGTTTGATTCGAGCCTGTCAACGACAGCTTTGACTCGTCCAACGTTGCGCCAGTTACATTAGGAACGGACGCAGAGGTTGTTGACAACGTCGGAGCTGTATAGGTTACATCTGACAAGACCGTTTGAGCCGTTCCGCCGGAAAGCGTCAGTTTCTTTGCGTCAAAGGATATACCTGTAACGACGGATTCAGACGTTCCGACCAATTCCAAATCGGACAGATCCAGGGCGACGTCTTGAATAACAGTCTTTGAGGCGCCAGAGATGTCAATCGTTCCTGTAACGCCGGTAATGACTTCAACGTCTTTCGTCTCCCCATTTAAACAAACGGGGATTGGCTCAGACGGCGTAATCGTAGGCGGACAGACCGCGCCGCAATTTACCTTTGACGTTGCGTAGTCAATTACCATTGACAGGCAGCCGCACTCGGCGCCAGCGGTCAGATGGATATTGTCAACGTATGTTATCTCTCCGCCGTCGCAAACCGGAACAGGAATTGACATTGATTCTTGGTCTTGCCATTCACTCTCGCACCAATTATCGCAGACGATTTTAACGTCTCGTTTGCGTTTGGTAATCGTAAGCGTCCCGCACCCGGCGCATTCATCAGACCCGGAATCCGAACTGTCAGAACAGGGCGAGCCGGGAGTATAGCTGAATACATGGTCGTATTGGGTCAGCGGTTCCTCTTGCGTCAAGGAGATGTCGCAACCAGCCGACAAAAGCGTATTGCCTGTAAAACAGAGCGAACCGCAGCCGATTTGCATTTCCGGGTATTCAATATGGATATATCGGCGCCCATCGCAGGGGCAGGAATCAGAACTATCGTCTGACAACGACGAATCGGAACCGTATACGTTATCTACGATACAGCTGACGGGTACATAACCGGGAAACGTCGGCGGGTTGAATGGGATTCTAACAGCCGCGGTGTCGTACTCGCACAAAGCGCCGCAATCGTTATGATAAAGCGTTTTGCGGTTGAAAATCAGGTTGGTTTGACAACCGTCAACGCACGGGTCTTGCCCGATGATATACTCAAATTCAACTGGCGTATCAATATGAATTAAATCCGCTTCGTCCGGCTCAAACTCTTCAAAGTCCGGGCAGGTTTGCTTCCATTCAATTGCGATCCATTTGTTTTCCTGTTCGAACCAATGGGCTAAAACAATTGTTCCTGCTGGCAGTTTAACGCCATCGTCTTCACAGCCGAGGCGAGGAAGCCAGATTCTTCGATGAATCTCGCACGGTCCGATCTGTCCGCCGCAATGGTAGCAGGCGATAGCATCGGCAGACGAACAGGCTTCTAATGGCTCTTGCAGTTCGTAAAATTGCCACCACTGCTGGTTTTGGATGTCGATATAAGCGTTTCGTGGCTTTGGATCGCACGATTCTGACGATTCTGACCCGCTGCTGGAATCGGATTCGTCGCCGGTATCAATCCAAATGATTTTAGCGGGACCGAACGGCATCGCCCGCATTGACGCGGTGTTGTTGTGTTGCGGCAGAGCGTAGGGATAATCCGGAGCGTAGTGAGTAACCTGCACCGGCGACGGTCCGGCTATGACAGCATAACCGAGAGAGTTTGGAGCCAATCGCCGCGTAATAACGCCAAAATCTTGCGCTTCGTGGTCGTTGGCGTCTGAATCCCATGGACGAGCTTCCAGTTCAACGCCATACGCCGTCCCTTGATTATTGAAATCCTCTTTTGTTTCCTTGTAATACATCGGCGTTTTAATGCCGACGACGGAAAACTCAGGAAGAATCTGTTCTGTCATATTCCGAACGCGGACGATAACCGGGTTAGGCGTGTGGTGAGACTGCGGCGTAATCCGGTCTTGGTTCATGTTCATAACCTTTTTCCGGATTTCGTTGTAATCTTTCGCGCTGAGTTTGCCCTTCGGCTGTACCTCTTTACCGTGAAACATCAGTTCCCCTCCACCGTTCGTGTAAACATGCGAGCAAAGACGCTAAAATCGGCACGCGGATAGACCTTTTCGCAATAAGCGTAAACCGGCTGAAAGATTGTACAGTCGTCCGACGCTCTTTCTTCGTTGTACGCCCAGACGTAATCGTAACCGTCCTTTTGTAGCTTGCCTTCCATGTTTGGAAACGATACTTCACTTGGCGGCATTCCTTCAAAGTCAAAGTTAATCGTATACCATATTTCTTTTTCTCCTCGTTCGTTGGTTTCTATATAACTCTGTCCGTCCAGTCCGCAAAAGAGCAAACAACCTTTCGGGAACATCCACAGCGGCTCCGCGTTGACGTGTCCTGTCATTCGGGCGAACAGAGAGAGAAAATTCCATGTAACCGCCTCTTGATTAAAATCCAGTTCAAACGAATGTTGCCACGCGGGCGTTACGATGTCAACGCCTTGCGGTCCGTTCTTGTCAACGTTTATCGCCCGATGGAAATCAGCGAGTTCTCGTCCGTTTATATGGATTCCGTCCTTGGTTTCCATCGAATGGGTAATATGGGACGTCCCGCCCTTTGTGGAGAATTTGTATCGCGGGAATTTGCGCTTATCTTCCCGTTCGTTGCCTTTTCCGGAATAAATCACCTCGCCCAGAACAAGCGTTCCGGCAGAACCTTCCACCGGCTTGACGTTACACGACTCCCACCACATGCCGTGCCGGATCGGGTGCGACAGGGCATAGTTTAACACCATCGGGAACGCATCCGCGTCCGGGTCGATTCCGCCGTCAAGGTTGAATATCTTAAACGCGACCGTCTCCTTCTGGGAGTACGGCTTTCGGCTTCGCTCTCTCTCGCCGCCGTGAGTAGCGGTGAGGTCGTATTGCTCCATTTGGATTCTAGCTTCCATTACGCGAAAATTCCCCCTTCTTCAGCGTTCTTTCTCAGTTCAATCAATTCGTTTAACATGTTCTTTAGCGTTACAAGCTGTTCCTTTGCGGTTGTGTTGCCGATAGAACCAACTTCCCACGCGTTAAACGTCCCACGGGAAACGGATTCAAAATTCTCTCTTGCTAACTCGATCTGATTGTTGGCAGACGCCTCACGCGAGGCTTGGATAACGCCGACGGCGGACGTGTATTCGTTATCCTGTTTCTTCCATTCCGCTTGAGCCTGCTCGACTTGCTTCCATTTGGCAGACAGTTCTTCGTTACTGACGCCAGAACGTTTAAGCTGGTTATATTCCCGTAGTTCTTTTTCATATTGCGTCCGGGCTTCGATTCGCGCCTGTCCGGAAACGGTGGCGACGGTTCGCGCCAATTCCACCTTCGCGGTGTCGAGTTCCTTCTTGAGCAGATCGATCGCCTCGCCGTTGAGAACCTTCTGATTGATTCGCTCCTGAATCTGATTGACTTTGTTCTCTGCTTTAGCGACTTCCGGGTTGGTTGTATTCTCGCCTTTAGCGAGCAGTTCCGCGCGTTGTTGCGCTTCCTGTTGCGCTTTCTGTTCGGCTTGCTGACGTTCCTTTTGTTGCGTCTCCAGAAAATCGACGTTGACTTTGTTCTTCTGCGTCCTAGCCCAAGCGTCTATTTCTTGTTTCTGATTGTCTACCCATTCGATTTTTGTTTTATCGCCTTTACTTACGGCGTCTTTGCGGACAATCTCAAGGTCGTTAAGAGCCTTTTGCCGTTGTTCATCAATCTTTTTGATTTTTAATTCGTAGTCTGTCAGCTTGGCATCAGCAACAGTTTGAGCCATGGATTGGGCGTTTTTATTAGCGTCAGTTATTTTCTTTTGTTCTTCCTGCTCTTTATTTTTTCTTGCCGCTTGATTTTGAGATGTTAGAGCGGCTAACCCTTGTTTCTGTTCTGTATTAGCGTTACCGGAGGCGTATTGAGTTGCTTTTAAGTCTAATTCCAATTGTGCTTTTTGTGCTTCTAATAAACCTTTCTTCGCACGTAAATCTTTTACGTACGTTGTTTCTTCAGGTTTAATACCGTTAAACCAGGCGATAATTGGCGTCCAATTTGCGTTAAATCGTTTCAAGGTTGTCGAACGATCTATTTCATCGTTAACGCTTGTTAATTCATTTTCAACTGCTTTTAATTCCGCTTGCTTTCTTTGTTTTTGGACTTTTAATGCTTCCTCTCTGAATTTTTTCATTCCGTCAGTTACGCCCGTTAATTTTCCTGTCGTCTCGTCAAGCTTTATTCCCCATGTTCCAAAGCCATCTTCTAATTGAGATAAGATTAGCTTACTTTCTTCCATCTCGGAATTAGTTAAATTCTCTTGCTGACTTAATTCGTTTAAGCGATTCAGGAGTTTAGCGTCCGCGTCAATTTGATTTTCGGTAATTTTTGTAGCCTCAGAAGCTTTTGACGTCAAGCTTTCTAAAATGTCTAAATTATTGTCGAATGCTTTGTTTAAGAAATACACCCCCGCAGTTAAAGCCGTTATTGCTAAAAATGCCGGGTTTAAGTTCAATGCTGTTAGCGCAACTTTTGTACTAGCAACAGCTGTTGTAATCGCATTAAATCCCAAAGAAAGAGCCGTCGCTCCAACTATTACAGCTGCAATAGTTGTAAGAACTGTACCCAATGCCGCTATTACAGGTTTTAACGCAGAAACCACACTTAGAAAAGAGCTTGCCAAGTTTACAACACTCGTCATAAGTGGAGCAAATACGCCTATTAACGAATTCTTCAGATTGGAAAAAGAGGATTGCAAAACATTAAGCGCATCGCCAAGACTTGCCGCCGCAGTTGTAGAATCAGACCCCACTATAAAGCCCATGTCTTTCGCCTGTTTAGTCAGATCGTTAATTCCAGCGCTCCCCTGTTGAAGCATTGGCAACAATTGATAGCCAGCTTCGCCAAACAGTTCCATCGCAACACGCGCTTGTTCTGCCGGAGATTTAAGACTGGCAATATGATCAGCAAGCATTTTTAATTGAGTATTGGCATTTAATCCTTTATAGAGGTCGGCATTAATGCCAATTTTAGATAACTTGTCGATAGACGCAATGTCTCCCAATTCGGCAGAACCTATAATATTTGAAAAACTTCTAATAGAATTTGTTAATGTTTCAAAACTGGCTCCGGACTGTTCCGCGGCAAACTTCAAACCTGATAAATTACTAACTGAAATGCCTGTTCTTGCCGAAGCTTTGTCTAAAGCATCGCCGAATTGGACAAACCCATTGACAAGATTGGCAATTGAAGAAATGACGGCTTTGATGTTTGCAAATGCAAAGCCTGTATCAGCTATTGTTGTAGCTAATTTACTAAAGCTCCAAGTAGATTTTTCCGATAATTGATATATATTGTTTATAGTTTGATTATAATTATTGGTAAAGGACTGAAATGATTGTTGAAACTGTTGTAAAGTTACTTCAGCCTTACCTGTATCGACTAAAACTTCGACAGCAATTGCATTATTTCCAAAAGCCATAATATAAAGCTAATATGTCAAGAGGTTCTTATAATCGACATCCTGAATATTATAGTAAACCTGTAAACGTCAAAGTTACAACCGTAAACGATTTTGACGCTGACGGCAAACCGCGTCAAATTGTTACTGTAGAAACAGTTGATCCTGACAAGGAAAAGCGCGAAGCGAAACAAAAATTACGCGCTATGCGTGAACAACAGTTAAAGGAACGGTTTGAAAAAATTGGCGTATGGGACTATATTCGCTTCACTCTTGCTATAATTCTCATTATCTCTATGTTTGTTATTGCATTATACCATACTAAACCGTATTAACAATCTATGCTTACTCTACCTCTAATTTATTATCATCAGCCATGGATAACAACTCCTATCAAAAACAAAGTGATTTGGAACATAATAATAAGTCTGAAACATCATGGCAGACCAACTTTATTCTACACAACCCAGCTTGGATATACGAAGTTCAGAAAGAAATTCATGCCGAAGCTGAGCAATGCAAAAAGGAACGAGAATCATCCGCAAATAATCCCAGTTCATGGGAAAAAATCAGTATGTGGGTTTTACTTCGAAATTCTCTTGTTATAATTTTTATCGTTTTCTTTTTATTGTGGCTTTTTAACTAAACCATAATTTAACCTACAACCCTTTCATGAAGTTGTCAATAAACCATTGCAGCTTCTTTGGAGTGTCAATTCGCTGTTCTGGCTTTCCGCAGTACGGAAAATCGGTAACGTGCAGTTTTGCGTTTTTTCCCGTCCAGCAGTTGGCAAGAATGGTTGTCTGTAGCGCGGTTCGCTCCCATTCTGACTTCTGCCGGGCGTTGAGCATTTGCGTTAGCTCTCCGAGGCTCCATCTTCCGGGGTCAAGTCCGAGGACGGCGGAACAGTCGAGGATAGCTCTTCTAGACCAGCCGAAAGCTGTCGGAGCGTCTCCTGTTGAGCCTTGTCCAGAACCGCGTTTTGAAGCTGTTCCTGTTTCTCCAATACGGTCTGAATCCTCTGACGAACTTTCGGATCGATAAAATTTAAGACGGCTTCCACGAACGCTTTCGCCATGTCGGCTACCTGATCGCCGCCTAATCGGGAACCAAACCAGTTTGCCGCTTTCTGCATTGGCGTCATATTCTTCAGCGACGGCTCAAGCGCATATTCTTTGGCGTGATCCGCGTCGAACTGGTCAACGCTGAACCGGTCGGCAACTTGCTCTTGAACCAGCCAAAAAACAACCGTTGGAAACAAACGCATGTCAGACGTCAGGGACGTAAAATCGCCCCGTTCCGCCATATCAAGAATGTCAATCGGCTGTCCGTCTTTGTTTTTAACGTGGTCGCGGACGCGGTCAATATCGGACGTCGTAAGCCGAAGCGTCCAAACATCGCCTTGTAAATCTGTAAATGTAGGAATCATAATATCTACTGGGAGTTAATAGGAAATTACTGGGAACTTTTTCTGGGAACTTTACAGGGAACTCTCTGGGAGTTTACCAGGAACCAATCCCGGTTTACTCCCAGATTTCCCAGCAGATTCCCTTGCTGTATCAAGGTTAATTAATCGCCGTTGCCGCCGCTCGTTGAAGACGTTCGCGTCGGTCGGACGGTAACAGGAATCCAGACGGCGTCGTCAAGCGTGCCGCCGATGTCGCCGCCGAAGACTAACCCGTCAAAGCTCTTGCTAACGCCGCCGATTGAAATGGAACAGGTAACAGGCGACCGGCTTTCCAGCGCGGTAATAATGCCCGCTGCGTGATTGTCTGACGTATCCAAATCAGCCGTGATAGAATAATCAATCAGACCTTTGGCGTACTTCTTAAACCCTTCGTCGAGGTTGGTGGTAATGTCAACTTCAGTAGCAGAAACGGTCAATTTAACGTTTCGGAACGCGGTGCAACCGGCAACGTCAAGCGTGCCGTCAAAACCCATGTAAATGGTCATAATATTAATCCTTTGAATTGTTATGTTCAAAAACGAGCCTGCCTACTCTATTCGGACAGGCTCTGGAACAGGGGGCGATTGAAAATGAATTTTATCACGCAGTCAGAACGGTAATTGGCGCGTCGAGAAGCAGAACTAACGCTTCAGTATCGCCGACGGCAATTCCTTCAAACAGAATGCCGATAGCGGTGTCGCCTGCGCTGGCAGCGGCAGCAACGCCAGAGGCAACCTTCATCAGTGAGCCTTGGTCAACGGCAGCTTCAGCAGCGGTGGCAAGCGGGAACGAGTAAACGCTTTTCGGCGCCGTCATGAACGCCATAATCGTGTCGCCGGCGGCGCATTTATCGCGAGTTACGCCAATCAGATTGCCAACCGTAACGATACTGTTCGTCGCAAGGTCGGTTTCAGGCGTGTATCGAAACGCCTCATAATTTCCTTCAAATTTTGCCATAGTATTTATACTCCTAAAAATTTGTTGTTAAACGGCAGGCGGCAGAACCGAATCTACCGCCTGATGAAGTTGGTTAGATTCAGTTAGCCGTTCCGGTCGAGTAGACCATCGGAATGTTTTCCTCGTACAGGTGGAATCCAATCGTGCCCAGGGCGCGCATGTTGAGAGCGTCTTTGTGGTCATACCAGGTTTCCTTGACGCCCGGCGCTTCGTATCCGGACAGAACGGCATATTCGCCAATCGGGAAACGCCCCGTGTCTCCGACCATAAACCAGCCGGTATCGGTTGCGCCAGTATATCCACCTTCGGCTCCGAGGTACGGATCCGTTTCGACGGCATAACGTCCAACGTGAATGTTGGCGCGGGTGTTGTTTTCGCCAGCCCACTGCCATTTGAACAGTTCCTCAGCCTTGTCAGCCAGAGCTTGCGGAACCAACAGCGTCGTCGGCGGAACTTTGACAAATCGACCGTTGGCGTTCTTGATGGAACCAAACGCTTTACGCGCAGCTGTCAAACCGTCAACAGTCAACGTCTTGGTAATTTTGTTGCCTTTGGCGGTCGTGAAGATGGTCGAGTTCTTCGCCCAGAACAGCGTCCAGAACTTGTCAATCTGAACGTCGCTAACCATGTACAGCAACGCGTCCGAAAGAGAATCCAGAGCGCCCATATCGTCGTTAATCTGCGATTCAAACGAAATGGCGGCTGTTACGCCCTGTTTGCTGACGGCAAATTCCGCTCCGCTGGATCGCAGTTCAACATTCGGGTAATCCTCATTTTCCAAGAGGTCTTTGGCTTTTCCGATAACATCGAAATCAACGGTTGCCACTTTGTTGAAATCGCGAACCGTGCGCTTTTTGAGCAGTTTCTTCCAAATTGAGTCCATCTGCTCATACTTGTACCGCATCTGCTTGTCAATGATTGGCGAAAAGACGTTAATATTGCCAAAATTCTTCGTTGAAACGCCTGACGCCTGCAGGACGTCTTTGTAATTTTCGACGATGGCTCGCGGGTTGCGATAGTCAACGGCAATACCGGACGCCTGAAGCTGTTCGCCCATGAGAGAAAGCAGGGACGCTTCACGACGTTTTCCGTTTGCCATGTCAACAGTACGTTTAGAATACCCTCCGCCGTTTTCATTCGCCAACCATTCTTCCGGAACGCCCAGATTAAGCAGGCAGGACGCCTGCAACACCTCGGACTGCGACGGCGCTGCAGTTTCGCCTTTAGCTCGGTTGACATAAGCGGCAGAACTGGCGGGCGTGTTCAAACTCCGTCCGATCTTTTTAATGGACGCCTGAACGGTTTCCTTTTTCGGATCTTCACAGGCTTTCACTTTTTCCTCCTTTTCAGTTTCGGAGGGCTGTTCGGAGGCAGGTTCTTCGGAGGCGTCGGCTTCAACCGCTTCCTCTTTCTTTTCTTCTGCTTCCTCAGCTGCTGTTTCAGCCGCAGTTAAATCTTCAGTAGCGTTGGATTCTTTCCAGAGAGCTTCCAACGCGGCACGATTTTCTTCGGTAAGCGTTTCGGCGTTAAAGCCTTTGCTTGCCAGAAATTCTTCGAAAGTCATTGCGTCTTTCTCCTGTAGTAAAGTTGCCAATAGAGTTTCCGTTTCCGGGTCTGCTCCCGCCGGCACGATGGAAATCTCTCTCACTCGCAAATTGGATAAAAGCGTAAACGGACCTGCGAGCGTCTGCCCGTTGACGTTAATTGTTTCATCTTGCTGAATAAGCCGCTTGTTAGCCACGTCTATCAGTCCGGAACCGATTGAGCATTGCCATTTGGCTCCCTGGTTAAAACTGTCAATAACTTCTCTTGCCCAATCCGATGGCGACTCTAAAACGCCGTCCGCTTCCAGCGTTTTGCCATCCGTTGTAACAGATTCCGTGTGCCCTATTCTCAACATGGAATCGTGGTTGTAAAATATTGGGACGTTATCGTTGAGAATAACAGTTGACAGGTCAACGACAACCGGCAAACGCGTTCCGGCTGGGTATTCTTCGCCATTAACGGTAGTCGGTTCCGGTATGCTGATTCCGTCAGCGTACATGATGCCGCCGGAATACGCCGGGCGAAATAATACCTTGCGCGGAAAAACTCCAGTATCTTCGACAGAAGCGTTAAGGATTTCAAATTTCATTATTTGGAACTTCTCCCTGATTGGCGACTGCTTCTGACAGTTGCGTTTCAGCTTTTGCCTCGTTAATCCTTTTCGTTTCATCAATCCAGTCTCTCATGTGTTGCTCGTAATCGATTCCGTATCGCTTACAGTATTCACGATGAGTCAGCAAGCCAGCTTGTAACAGCTGCACGTCTCCGGTCGCGTTGGCGCTGCGGTCGATACTGGAAAGCATATTTGGAAAATGCCATTCCAGCGGCAGGACGGTTCCTTCTGGATACATTGCCAGAAATTGACTTACGGATTCGATTCCTTCTCCTTCAAGGGAGCGCAGCGCGACTTTAACACAATTATTCAGGAATCGTCGCAGTTTCTGCTGACACGCGCCGGCATACCGGCTGAAAAGTTGGTAATCCATTTTGGCTGACGCGAAATTGTATTTTGCGCTCGAACCGGTTGCGAGGTTTTCGGGCAAACCGCCCGCCAACCCCGCTATTTTCTGGAATGTTTCCGTATGCTCGGTAAACGCCTGATTCGGATGCTCGTTTTTGACCTGGTTCATCGACATGCCGGAGGCGAGAAACGTCATACCGCCATCGTCAGGAACGGGTATTGTCTTGAACGCTTCAATCATCGTCGCTCCATCTTCTTCATAATTTCTGGGCATACATTGCAGGAATTGATAAGCGTCCATTCCTGTCTGGATAACCAAATTCATCTTGGCTGCCAGTTCCCATGCGCCAAGCGAAGCGTTTGTAATTCGTCGTAACGAGGAGAGCATTTCAAGAGCGGATTGCAGCAGCGGCAAACCGCGTTTTTGGTTGACAACGTCCTCAAAGTAGAGGTGCATTATATGTTCTGCCGGAACGATGGTTGTTTGCGGCGCGTTGAGCGCGTTGGGGTTCTGATGTTCTTCCAACACGTCGTACCAAACCGGCTGATTGTATTCGTTGTAAGTTATGCCTTCAAGTCTGTTCGGGTCAAACCCGGCGCTGTATGGTTCGACAATGCGCCGCGCCTCCAACAGTTCGATGTCAATTCCGCCCGGAACAGACGGATTGGGCGTGAAATGAAAAAACGCTTCGCCGTCGTAAAACAACGATTGAATTGCCGTGATAAACTTCCAGTCCATATCAGACGCAGTTCGCCATCGGGAGAAGATTGTCTCAATTGCGTCGTTAATTGTATCATTTGGGCTGTGCACCTGTAAAATCGGTCCGGCTCCATAAACGCCCATCGCGAAGTTGCGGGCGATGTTATGCGCCAATGGATTGTCTAAATATTCCTTCTTGCACCATGACCGCAAACGCGAGCGTTCACTTTCGGTTACGAGCAGGTTATTAGACTGGTCAATAGACGTACCGGCAAAATCGTCGTGCGCTCTGGCTGACGGTTTAGCGGCGCGAATCAACCCTGACGTCAAACGTTCGTACACGCCTGAGAGGCTAATCGGTCGTTTCGGCTTTCGTTTGAAAAAATCAAATATTCCCATATTAATTAGGCAGTAGGCAATAGACAGTCAGCAGTAGTTACTAGCCGTCTACTGGTTTATACCTTCATATATTATTTATTTTGAAAAACTCACGCTCGCGATTCTAATATCCCTTATATTTAAGGGGCGGATAAATCCTTTTAGATAACGTTTTGAAGGAAAGACAGCGAAGCTACACACTTCGCAGAAGTGTGTATAAACTTTCAGAGGAAGAATTATGTCCGAACAAACAACCCCAACCCCTGAACAGCAGATTGAACAGTTACGCAACAAGATGGTAACAGCCGCCGAGCAAGGCGTGCAGTCCGTTTCCGTTGACGGCATGAACGTTCAGAAAATGAGCGCGTCCGATAAAAAACTCGCTCTTGACGAAGCCAAAAACGCAACTGTCAAACAATTTCCTATAGCATTTTTTAAATGGAGATAACACCATGCTCAAAGAATGGCTTGAAACGTTTATTATTCGCTGGGCGCTGAAAAATTTCACAGTTGAGAACCTGCGTTTGGTTCTCGACCGCTGCGTCGCTTATTTGAAAGTCAGAGCGGCAGAAACCGGAACGCCCGTTGACGACTGGGCAATTGAGATACTGGAATCCATCGTTGCCGACGATAGCAAGTTACAGATCATTTACGATTGGATCGACCGATTTATTCATCCGTGTCCTGACGGCGTTTGTCGTTCCGCTGCCGTCCCTACTGAAGAGCAGTACAAAGATTTAACGTTTGCCGTTCTCAATGCCGGAGACAATACGATTTGTAAAGCTATCCCCATCGGAGCGATTGAAAGCATCCTGCGTTTAATCATTCCCGTTTTAATTGAATATTGGCGAAAGAATAAATAATGCTCAAGCTACTTCCATCTTGTCGTTTGTCTCTCCTCTTGGCGTTGTTACAGACAACGTCAGTATGGGCGGCTATTACCGCGCCGGAATCGGCAAAACCGGGAGAATTGGTTAGAGTTGCGTCTGACGTCGAGGCGGATTGGATAGTCCAGCCGGAGGAGTACAGCGCCAACGTTTACGTCGATTCGAATAAAAAGACGCTGGTATTTGCGTCAGGACAGCCGGGAACGGTTTATATCTTCGCGGCAACGTCTGACGACGGAGGCGCCCCGAAGGCGCAATGCTGGCGTCTTGTTATTACTCCCGACGCGCCGGACAATCCCGCTCCGGTTCCTAACGCATACCCGCAAACCGTTACTGACGCTATAGCCAAAATCCAGTCCAAAACCATTGACGCCGAAAAACAGACCTTTATAAAAGTACTCAAATCAACAGCGGGGTTTATCGATAGCGGTTCAATCAACACGCCAGCAGGCGTCAGAGAAACGATCCGGCGCAACTGGCTATTGCAGACCGCATCCGTCAATCCAGACGCGCCGACAGTATGGCAAGACGCCACTGACGCGCTCATGGAAGCTTTAAACGCCCCTGAACTAGCAACGGCAAAAAAGAACATCAACGCCTTGATAGAAGCGATGGAGGGACGCAATGAACGATAGATATTACGACCCGCAGATGGGCGTTGAATATTCGACATGGGACTATATCTCTCCGGATCTGCGTCCGTTGGGGTGTATTCCGTCTGTGATTCAGGCGGAGAAAGCTCGCAAATACGGCAAACCGTCCGACGAAGAAAACATTGCTCAATTGGCGGCGCCGTGGGATGCGACCGACAAACCGGCGATTATCCAATGGTCGCCAGAATGGAAAGCAAAATTGGAGGAAGACGCCAAAGCGTTTGACATCTTACGCGATTATGGTAAATTGCCCCCAGTATGGGAAATTGCAAAGTTCTTCCGATACGACCTTGACGACCTGTGTATGAGTATGCAGAAGACCAATGACTGTACCGCGTGGGGCGTATCGCGAGCGGCAATTTGTCTGGCTCTTTTTCAAAAATGGACAGGCGCGGAAATAAACGTCGAGAAACTCAATCCGACCGGCGTTTACGCTTATTCGTCCGGCAAGACGCCAGAAGCAAGAAAAACGTTTCCCGATACCGGGCGAACAATCTACGCGATTGCACAAGCCGCTTGTGAGACCGGGAATTTTACCGTCAAAACCATCGGCGCCTACAATGGAGAAGCTAAGTTCACCCCGGCAATGCTTGCCAACGTCGCTGAAGCCGAAAAGAACCAAATGGGATTCGTCTATCTGGGAGGCGAAAAAAGAACCGGCAAAGAACTGGCAGAAATCGTTTTGCTGAGTCTTCGCGCCTGCAGACCGGTTATTATAGGGAATACCGTAGCTCTTCGAGACGGAACGAATATCAATAGCGATGGCGTCCGTATATCAGCCGTCGGCGGAGGTTGGGGCGGAGGACATTGTACATGCGCCGCTGACGTCAAAAAGGTGGGGAATAATTATTATCCGTGGATATATAACAGCCACGGAGCAATCTATCCAGCCAGAGACGGAAGCCCTGACGGAGGAACGTACATCGACCGAGACGGTTTGGAAAGATACCTCAGCGGAACCTATACAGACGTCATGCCAACGACATACGTTGAGCGTCCGCGAGTTGAATATTACGACCTTAACGCTGGAGGACGAAGTAATGGATAATTTAGTTGTTGGGCTGACCGGCGCAACGTGCTTTATAATGGCGCAAAGCGCAACGAATTGGTTTGACAGTATTACACCGTTAGGAATTGTCGCGATAGTCGTGTATTATTTCCTCTGGAAGTTTGACAAAAAACTTGACATTATCGAGGACACAACGCGCGAGCTTGAAACAGATATGAAACTTCTAATTGAAAAGGAACGAGACGATGGACAACAAGAACAATCAGAAAAATGAAACATCTCCGCACGCCTGCGGCGAACCGTGCGAAGTGTATTCACGCGTTACCGGTTATTTCCGTCCTGTATCCAACTGGAACCATGGCAAGAAGGAAGAATTCAACAATCGAAAAACGTTTGAAATTAAACCAAGCATTAAAGAAAGAAACTAATGCAACTCCAAAATCTTAATCCTCCCGTAAAAGCGATATGCACCACATTAGATGGAGCGAGGACTAATGTTCCTGTCTATGTAGTTAAGACCTACAAGGACGGTACGGAGTGGTATCGCAAATATTCCGACGGTACTATTGAGCAAGGTGGATATATTACCGGATTATCTACTAATACTGAAAAAACATTTCCGTTTGTAGTACAGTTCGCAAATCCGGATTCGGTAACAATGCACGTAACTAACATCTTTACAGGTGATTACAGTACTTACAGAGGCGGTATAACGATTAGTAGCATAACTAATAGTGAGTTTACAGTGTGGTCTGATGCGCTCACGAGTTCAACATACAAAGATACCACAGCGTATTGGGAGGCTAGAGGGATATGAGCAAGATAGTCGCTAACTCACTGACCAACTCCAACTGGTATAAACGTTATGATGATGGCTGGATTGAACAAGGTGGAGAAATAGATGTAACTTTCTCAAATAGAGGTACGTATTCGTTTACGTTCCCTACTCCTTTTACCGAACCCCCTTTGAACTTTAATACAACCGTTCATCTAGCAAAAACAGGCGACCAGCTAGGTTTTGAGCTTTGTGTCACTTCCTTAACGGCAACCGGCGCGACGCTCTTATATGATTATACCACCGGCTCAGGTAATATAAAAAAGGTATTCTGGACTGCTAAAGGAGTATAATGCCACAGCATATTAATTTAAACGCTATCGACGGATATACAGCAACAGCCCCCAGCGCGACTGAATTAACAGTTCCGGACAAAAAACCAATTTCAGTTGTCGAATCTAGCTATAATGCTACTACAAAACGTTGGTATCGAAAGTACTCGGACGGATGGATTGAGCAAGGTGGTTATTATGCTGTAACAGGGGAATGGGCTAATTACGCCCAATTTACTGTTAATTTTGGAGATGGCTACGAGTTTACACAGGCTCCCGTGATGATACATTGTATACAAACTGCAACGGCTTCAAACGGTAGCGGGTATCCCGGGCTTTACGGTGTATCTGAAGTTTCCGCTACCAGTTTTACATATTGTACCGGGTATACAGGTAACGCTAGTTCGACTGGATTTTATTGGGTAGCAAAGGGAATATAAAGATGATTGCAAAGGACACGACAACTATTGTTCGATTCTACGTAACTACTACGGATGGTTTTCCGGCGACAGGTAAAGCGTCTAGTATATCCGCTAATATATCTATTGACGGCGATACAGCTACAGCTATTACAGCTACTATATCCGAATCCGATTCCACAAATCTTCCTGGTTGGTACGAATTCGAGTATGAATTTGACACAGCTGGTAATGCGTTCATAACGTTTAGCTGCGCCAATTGTCGGATAATGCCTTGGGAAGAGAACGTGGTTGAAGTCTCTGGAAGTTCCGCTCCTTCTGCTGCTGAGGTTGCTGACGCTGTTTGGTGTTGGACTGCCTCTATTATTCCCGGACAAACCTCCGTTATTCCAGGGCAAAATAGCATATATACTAAAGTAACAAATATTCCAGCTTCTGTTTGGACAAATGACAATCGTTCTCTAACTACCGAGGTTATCTCCGTAAATAAGAGCCTTGCAACTGACATTTCTGCTTCCTCTATAGCCACGGCAGTTTGGAGCGACACCAAAAATTACCTTAACTCGTCGTCAAAAGGGTATTTGCAAGTAAACGGCGGAAATGTATGGACGCAGGTGGCAAGCCATGACCCCATTACTGGCGTAGATACTACTTATGGCGCGGTACTAAAGAGTAGAGCAAGTAGCTCTAATGTTACAGATGCCAAAACAGCTATAATCAGGGCTATGCCGGATATTAGCGGGCTTTCCACGTTTAACGCTGCTTCTGATACAGTTACTATCAATTCAACGCAAGCCGCTACAATGGTTACAGCAACTGGTTTTGCAACTCCCTCCGATTTAGCTGGGTTATCAACCTTTGACCCGGTTAATGATACAGTAACCATCAATTCAACTCAAGCAGCTACGATGGTTACAGCGGATGTCTCCGGATTAGCTACCCCGGCTGATATACCCACCGATACTATTACGGCTATAAAAACTAAGGTTGATTCACTCCAGAATACAGACCTTACAGGTATTGCTACAGCTACCAATGTTACAACAGCCCAGCAAGCAATTATAACCCACGGTGATTCTAATTGGACGGGCGGTGGATCTGGAGGCTCAGGAGCCACTCCAGCTCAAATATGGGGTTATGAGAATAGAACCCTTACTGCCAGCCCAACCGATATATCCTCGCTCGCTACCTCGTCCGATTTAGCTAACTCCACCTCGACGCTTCAGACGCTCTTAACCAATATCTTGGCGGGGTTATACCATTGGAGAGTTACAAACAACGTTTTGACTATATACAATGATTCCGACGCCATCATTGCGACGTTTAGTATAACAAGAGACCCAACCGGAAATATCATTGCAGTTACGCCTATAAACAACTAACAATGGATAGTTTTTTTAACGTTGTTCGCCGTTATATCTGTCGGGCGATACTACCGCCTCGACACGCTCGATACGTTGTTAAAAACGTATGCGACAAGAACAATCTCTTTGCCGTCAATTATGTCGGCGATAAGAACTATTTGTATAATGTCAACTATGTTGGCGATTACAACAACGTTTACAACGTTCAAAACGCCGGCGACAGGCCCTCTAAGTTCGTTATCAATTTCGTATCAGACGACAGCAGATTTTATATCGTTAATTTTGCCGGCGATAAGAACTCACTGTATGTTGTCAATTTCGTTGGCGATTACAATAGATTGTACATTGTCAACTATATCGGCAATTACAACAACGGCGCGTATATCGTTAACCCCAACTCCGACAAGAACAACCTTTTTGCCGTCAATTACGTTCGCGATAAGAACTATTTGTATAATGTCAACTATGTTGGCGATTACAACAACGTAAACCCCTTAATATATATTGGAGATTACAACCGATGATAGCCGAAACTACCGAAGTTCCGATTTTCGTTAATGGCGTGTTGCTTTCGCGCCGGTATATTACTACCGAATCCGGCGTCGCGATTACTACCGCCGACGTCAATTCCGTTACCCTGTCCGTCTATCGCCTCGTTTGCGATGGCACGGCGCATTCTATCCGTGAACCGGTTGAGAATTACGACGCCGTTGCTCTCCCTGTCAGTTCTGTTATTCTTGATGAAATCGAACAAGACCCGGACGGAAACAGTTACAACTTCCAGTATTGCGTCGAAGGCGCCTTTACCGCCTCGTGCGCTTCGTACTGCGTTGAGTATACGCTCGCCATGGCGGATACGCACACAGTTAAAATTGTTATTTACGCCAGAACGGGAGAATAAATGACTATTTTTGACGACGGCTTAACCGTATTATCCCAGACGTTCCAGCAGACAACGGAAATTAACGTTACCTACCATCAGGGCGCTAATTTCTTTACCGTCCCCGCTACACGCGGTCGCGTTTCCTACGGTACTATTAACCGCCTTGGCGGAATACCGTTGGACTCCGACCTGAGAGAGTATATCATTCGCGTTGACGCCTTGCCAGACGGGTTTAAGCCTCAAAACCGGGACGTCATCGTTGACCTTGACGGTAAATGGGAAGCGTTCAACTCCACCGCTCAAGATTGCTGGCGGTACTGCGACCCGAACAAGAAACTCATTCGTATTTTAACAAGGAGAATTAAATGACAACGCTCGAAGCGTGGAACCTCCTGACGCAACACTTGGCGCAATCCGTTCCGGAATGTAAAGTCTTCCGTTGTTACGACGTCGCTACGGAATTGACAGACATTGCCGACGATTGCCAGCCGAGGCTGTACGTCCAGTTGGAAGGCGTAGAATCGACGCCGATCGGTTCCGGACCGTCCCTTGACACAATGGAAGACGTCGCGGACTTTACTCTCAATTTGATATGGAAAGCCCGGACAAGCCGCCCGATTGAATACGATTCCCTTATTCCCCTCGTTCACAAGATTGCCAATGCCCTCCGATACCGAAAATTCGGCAAACCGGGCGATTTACTCGCAATCCTCAACCCGTCTTTCGGAACGGACGGAGAATTATTCGACAAAGAAATTTTAACCGACAACGGCATTTTCCTTACCACTATCGGCATCCAAACCAAAAGCAGAAGAACCGTCAAATGAGCGTCAAAGGCGTTGCTCGAACTATCGCTAACATCAAACGTCAGATGGACAAGGTTAAAAAAGACACGGCTAAAAAGACCGACCAGCTGGCGAAAGGCGTCTATTTGGCGTTGTCGAATCAGGCGCAAAAGGTAACGCAAAAGCGACCGACCAAAGGCGGTAAATTCTCCGGCAACCGAAACTACAAACCGTCAGACGCGCCATTCAAAGCCCTTGTTCCTCTCGCTCAAGGAGGAACAGACGATTCTCAGACGGTTCAAGATTATATTAAAAAACTCAAAAAGGAAAAAGCCGGTCTGACAACCCGGCAGGCTCAAGGCGAAGCCCGGCGCATGCGCGAGCAACGCATTCGCCTTGAAGGTCGAAAGATGGGGTTAAACTACCGCATTGCCGCATTGGAACAGAGGCTTGCCAAACAATTTGAGAAAGACGCTCAGACCGTTGCCAACAATCCGGCGGGAACGTATGCCTGGAAGCGGGCAAAAGTTCGAATGAAACGGTCAACCGCCCGGATTCAGGAGGCGTTACGCCGAGCAAAAAAGACGCTTCAAGACCTCGAAAAGCGTCATCGCGAAATCAATAGAGGATACGCAAAACGACGCGCCAAACCGCCGCGAAGGTTCAAGTTTGTCAATCGCATTGGCGGACATAGAGGAACAGACAACCCTCAGTTTGCGGAAGTATTTCGTGTTGCAGGTTTCCCAAATCCAAAGACTTGGGGAGCGGGTGGAGAATTCTTTTTGCGTGAACATTGGAGAACAACGAATCAACCAGGCAAAACCGTCATTTCTATTTCGCCGGGCAAAAAAGGGTTTAATGACAATCAGCAGTTTTTACGACAATTGGAAGAAGGCGGTTCCGCCATGGGCGGTCCGTTGTATGAAGGTTACTCGGTTATTTTCAAACAGGTGGGACGGTTCACGCACGTTACCTTCCAACGGAAACGCAAAGACGGCAAACAGTCCGTCCAAATCAAAGGACGTCATTTCGTCCAAAAGACCGTCGGCAGAATCAAAACAAAGTTAGCAAACCAAAACCTCAACGCTCTAAGCCCCGCTCAATGGCGAGCGCTGGGAACGGACAAGTAATACGCAATGGGCAGACCCCGTCTTTACGATAAAGAAGAAGCGGCGCAACGGAACCGAGAAAACGCCGCCAAGCGGTCAAGAGAACAGAACGAATCCGTTAAAGAAATCGGACCGCTGCCGGAAGTCGTCAACCCGGATCGTAAAGCGCTATGTCGAGAATCTCTTTACGATTTCATGATGACTTATGGCGGAACCGCTGACGCCGAAACGCAATACGTCTTTACAACTCCGTTCTGCGATGAGCAGAAATACATGATACAGACGTTAGAGCAGGTCTTGAAATATGGCGGAGAAATTCCGCTTTGCATTTTTCGCGGCGGGTGTAAAACAACATTTTGCGAGTGGGGAATCCTCTGGGCTTGTGCATACGGCTGGCAAAAGTTTGGCGTGATCGTTGCTTCTAATCTCGGGATGGCGAGAAAAATTATCTCCAATATAAAAATCAATATCAATCTCAACCCTCTTTTAGCTGAAGATTTTCCGGAGATATGTTATCCGATTGCTTGCCTTGAACGGGTTACGCAGCGCGCCAAATGCCAAACGCTTGACGGCGTACCAACAGAAATATCATATACTTCCGACATGATTCAGCTGCCAAACATACCCGGCAAGGCGTCCAGTCAGGCAATTGTAATGGGCGTTGGAGCCGATTCTTCGTTTCGTGGTTTACGTGTCGGTAAACAACGTCCAACCGTTGTTTTGATTGACGACCCGCAAACCAACAAAAGCGCCAATTCGCTCACGCAGACGGAAAGTCGATGGGAAAACATCACGTCTTCCATGAAAGGTCTGGCTGGTCCCGGCGTTGCACTGGCAATGGTAGCGACTATTACTGTTATCAAGAAAGACGATCTCGCGGAACGAATGCTCAAGCAATGGAATGGGAAACGGTTTGGAATCCTGCGGTCTATGCCGAAGAATATGACAGACTGGGACAAATACAACGATGAATACAATCAAATCAAACTGGACGTTCCAGACCTGTTAGAGCGGTCGAAGCTGATTAACCAGTACTATATTGACAACCGGGTCCGGCTTGACGAGGGCGCAGAGGCGGCGTGGGAGAGCAACTACACGAAGAACGAAGTTTCTGCTATCCAGCATGCCATGAACCTCTACTATTTTGACCAGAAGGCGTTCTGGTCGGAATACATGAACGAACCTGTCGATGAAGAAAACGACACGGAGAACTTGACGCTCGAAGACTTGGAACGCAAGGTTAGCAAGACGATTAAACATGGAATTGCTCCGGTTGAAACGCAAGCGATAACGGTTGGTATTGACGTTCAGAAAGATTGTCTCTACTGGCTTGCAACAGCGTGGACTTCGGATTTTTCCGGCACGGTTATTGATTACGGACGATACCCCAAAGGCAACGCTAAAATGGAAAGCGTCTGGAAAGGGAGATCATTAGAAGAACAGGTTACATTATGCTTAACAGAGCTGGCAAACATCCTCAAAGACAAAACGTATCAACGGGAAATCAATAACGAACCGCTCAAAATTGACAAGATAATCGTTGACGCCAACTGGGGGCTTGTTACCGACGCGATTAAGAAGGTATGCCGCAATTATCGCGGGTGGTTAGAGCCGACCTTCGGCTGGGGCAAGGGACCGGAACAACGATTCTTTGCCAGAAAACCAGTGATCGGAGAAGAACGCGGTCCAGAATGGAAGAAGATGCCGTTAGAGATTCGCGGACTTGTGAGGAACTATATCTACAATACGAACTGGTGGAAATCGTTTGTTCGCCAGAGAATCAAGACGGACGCAGCGGCAAAGTCGACCATCACTTTTTACGCAGGCAATCACGCTAAACTGTTCACGCACCTCTTAGGGGAGACGTCGTCAAAGGTAACAGGACAATATGGCACGATGGACAAATGGGTTCTTCGACCGGGCGAGCCGAACCACTGGTTTGACTGTCTGATTATGTCCAGCGTTGCCGCGTCTGCGATGAAGATACGCATACCAAACTTTCAAGACGATGCGCCAGTTATTAAACGTCCCAAGCGGCGATTTATTGAACTCTAAAAGACGTTCAAACCTCTTGTTTTTAGGCTTATTCTAGCCGTTACAACCGGAACTTTTCTGTAAATATTTCTATCTTTTTTGCTATGATTATGCTATTTTTATCTGTATATTTTATTTTATATGATATAATATAAATGTAGTTGGTGATGGTCATCAACGATAAAAAAAAGAACCCCCTTCAATGAAAGGAGTCCTTAAAAATGAGAAACTTAGTGATTGTAATCGAGATCATCATTCTGATTCTCATCGTTTTGGTCAACGTTGCTCGATAAAAGCTAAATGACCCGGTTGTCCCTGCGAGCGGTAACTCTCAGGGGCAACGTTTTTATTATACCACATATTTTAAAAAGTTCAAAGATATTTTCAAAAACTTTAAAAATCTTTTCGAAAATTTCTGCCATCAATCTGCCATCAAATACCCCTTTTTTGCCCCTTTTTAAAACATTATCGGACGTGCTGGCGCCCCTTGTCAAAACCTTGCAATATGCTAGTATATAAGCATATCGTTCATATTTTGACGCTTTCAATTTTGTCATTTTTTTTCGACTTCTAATCCGTAGGTTACAGGTTCGACTCCTGTTGGGGATAGTTTGCAAACTCCTTTTTTATAAGGACTTACGAAAACTCGAAAATCTTGAAAGCGTCCTTTTTTTGGTCAAAATTGATGGCGCGCCATCAATTTAAAAAAGGAGGCTCAAAATGAGTAAAAAACCTCTTGTCGGTCCAATGCAAAAACGCACGTGGAAAGACAAAAAACGTAAAGCTGTAGCTATCTGCTACGTGTTCAAAAACGGAAAAAGAACCCAAAAAACTCTCGGACATTGGGGAACTCAAGAAGCTCAAGGCGCTTACGCCAGAATCATTGCTGAATCTCAAAGCGAATTTGCAGACATTGACAATTATTCAGACGTTACCGTTGCCATGCTTTGTTCCGCGTTCTGTAAAGACGCTCAACAACGAGCTGATAACGAACGACTAAAATTCGCTACAAAGGATTTGAACCACTACAAAACTGCGATACGTCAATTGATTCGTCTCTATGGCGATACGCCTGTAACAAAGTTTAACGCCTCTTGCTTTCGCGCTTTTAGACAACATTTAGTCAATATCGCGCCTACCACTGAAAAGAAAATCTGCGGAGTTTACGCAAACAATGAAAGGAATATTAAAAAGGGAGTTGCCGGAAAACCAAAGTATATCTACACTAAAAAACCGTGGACGGAAAACTACGTCAAAACGCTTACCCGCTACGTCAAAATCATTTTCAGCTGGGGAGTTGGGCACGACCTTGTTCCTCCGGCGGTTTCCGACCGGTTCAAACACGTAGAAACATTGCAATCCGACCTTGACGTTAAACAGCCGCGACTGGACGTATCGGACGATATTATCAAAAAGACGTTGCCATGGCTAACGCCTACGGTTAGAGACATGGTAATCATCCAGCGTCAAAATGCGTTGCGTCCTAATGAGGTTTGCAATCTGCGCGTTGGCGACATTGATAAAAGCGGGGAATTTTGGACGGTTACAAAAATGACAAAAACAAAGGTTCCGATGATTATTAAATTCTGCCAGTCAGACCGCGAAATTATCGCTCGGCGAATCAAAAATAAAGGGGCGGACGAGTTTGTTTTTACCCCTATTGAAGCGGTACAAGAACAGTGGGCAGAAAAAGCCAATACCCGGCAAACGAAAGTGCAACCATGTCAGCAAGCAAGAGCAGAACGTGTAAAAGACACAAAACTGAACCGTTATAAACCTTGCTATGACGTCAATAGCTATCGTCGCGCGATAGAATACGCCATTAAAAAAGCGCGTAAAAATGGCGTTAATATCCCCCACTGGACGCCTTACCAACTCCGACACACCGCCGTTACCGTTACCAGCTACGAACATGGGCGCGAAGCAGCCTCTATGCTCGCTGGGCATACAAACACAACAACGACGTTAATCTACGAACACAAAATCGAACGCGTCAAAGAAGATTTAGCCAGGGAACGGCAAGCGTATTGGACAGAAGATATGGAATAAAAAAGTAGCTCATCAGGAATCTATGTACCTGCCTGCTCAAAAGCAGGCTAGGTCATTTACAGGTTTAACAAATTAAAGAATCCTTTTTAGCGCTTTCCCAGAGCTTTTCAAAGTAACGGAGATAAATATCGGCGCCAACGCCTACGGTTGAAAAACGCATCGTAAACGTCTGTTGACTGACTTTCGCTTGATGCGGACCAATAAACAAGTCGGAATCAAAACAATAGTAAAATTCCAATGGAATGCTGTCGTATGTCCTGATTTCCAGATTCTTTTTATTAAATTGGCTCGCCCATTCCAACAGCTTTTTAATGGTTTCACTGGTGTGATTTTGCGTTTCACCTTCAAAATCATCTACTTTCTGGCACTGTTCTGAATCTGGGGCAAGGGTTAAAATACGAACGCGAATAGAACCTTTTCTAATACGCTCTTCAAGAATGCCGATATAATTTGAATTTCTTAAACTGGATAAACCAAATGCAATAATATCGAGTTTTTTAGACGTTTTCATTAGTTCGTCAGCGGGAGCATTCATCATCGAGCGCGTTTCATATAAATCTGAAAGCCCCCATTTAATAACCATGTCCCGGAGCTTATTCTCAAACGTCAAAAACCAGTATGTAATAATGGAAACAATAAACGATGCGACCAAAGACGTTCCGATGCTCATAAAGACTGGAAACATGGCAACGTCTGAATATTGGGCAGCGATAATAAACGCAGCTCCTGACAAAGCCACGAGTAAATGTGCTATTGTAATATACGGATTGTGCTTTATAAACAATTTTAATTTTTTCATAGTTATTCCCTTTCTTTTTCTATTATACACTATTACTTAACTTTTGAAAACACCATTTATTAAAAGCAACCCTGGGCGGGGAGCCTTCTCTGGCTTGTCTAATAAGAAAAGTTTTCCTAAAATTCAAAAAATTCCAAATAATCGTAGGAATCAGCCGGGATGTACAAGCCGCAAGAAAAATCTACCGGAACAGGGCGATTGTTCTCTTGAACCAAAACGCCCTCATCATTTACCTTCAGAATAACCGACAAGAACAGATCGCCGCTATTAGGCGAAGCGGCAAGAAATGATTTACCATTGACAAACAGCCCAGCAACCGTCTTTCCCGATTTGAGATGAACGACAACGCATTGCGACACTTGCCCTGTATTGACGGCAAAATCAAAGCCGTTGTCGTAGAAGGAAACAAAATGATTCCGATAAAAAGAGCTGTTTGAGAACCGCTTCCAAAGCGGCGGAGCAATTACCGGAAAAAGCATTAAGCAAGCCAGCGAGTAATTGGCGTTTATCGCCAAAAAACTCATTGCCAGCGTCGTCAATACAAAATTAATCGTTCCTAAAAAGACCGCGAAAATCAAACTTGACGCCCGGACTTTATCCATTGCAATCCATAACCGCAAATGATACATGAATACGATGCCAGGCAGAATAATAAGCAGAAAAACGCTTGCAAACTGTTCAAACGTTAGAGATTCAATCGTAAAGTTAAACATAAAGCTATTTTTTCTTTTTAGGTTTTGACTTTTCAGGCGACTGTTTGACCTTTTCTTCTGATTTTCTTTGGCTCTCTAAAATCGTTTTAATTACATCTGGATTCTGGTCTTGATACGTCAAGCCTGACGCTTTCAAACTCTCTTTTTCGTTGTTCATAGAAGCTCCTACTACTATAAAAAGCCCCGATTTGTCAGGACGCCGTAGGTAAACGCTCTGACAAACCGGACGGGGTCTGCAATTCCCCTGGCAAAATGAATTCTTTATTATTATACCAGCTTCTTTTCCGCTTGTCAAGTTTCTCTCTGGCTTGCCGGTTTGGGGAAAATTTTTGACTTTGCTTGCCCAGAGAACGGACGTTGTTCGGAGGATAAAACTCGGATAAGCCCCGGGTAAAACCTGTCTAAAACCCGGATAGATGATAAATCTTAAAATCCCAATTGATAAATGTTAAGTAAGCAGTAAACAGGTTTAAAGCCCTGAAAAACAAGCGTTTCGGAGCTTGTTTGATAAATGTTGGGTTACTTGCCAAGCAATTCTTGAGTTACTTTTTTCTTAAAATAAGCAACCTCCGACAACCGCCGGAGCGTCCGCTCTATGGCTTTATCTATTTTTACAATTCCGAAAAATTTTCGATTTTTTCGACTTTTTTTTAAAATTTTTTCATTAAACCGGGCTTGACTTATTGACAATTAAACCGGGCTTGATATAATGAGCATATAACACTTAACGAAAGGAGGTCAACATGGTTGGCAAAGGACAACCGCCCAAAGCTCCAGAGGATAAGCGAGCAGAAAAAAAAGTTTGGTTCTCACCAAAAGAGGAAAGAACAATTGAAACTGCCTGCGAAATTGAAGCTCCGGGAAAAAGATTTAGTACTTACGTGCGAGAAGCTGCGTTAGCACACGCACAAGAAGTAATCGACGAAAACAAGAAATAAAAACGGACAGGTTGCAACCCTGGAAAAGTTTAACCTGCCCAAGCCCAACATCAGTCAGACCGCTCTTATACTACCAAATCTACTGGTATTGTCAAGAGGGTCGGCTCTAACCCTTAACCGAAAGGAAATCGACCCATGAAATCTGAAAACAACAATCAAGAATCCACGTACCTGTTCGCCCGCTGTCGTCAGGATTATGACCTGACCGACGTTATCGAAGCGATGAACACCCAAGACGCAGATTACATCTATGCGATGGCTCTGCTCTCCGGCTTGTCAATGGTATCCGTCGAACGCGGCGACCTGTTCGCAGACGACAACGGCGACGACTTCGGCGACGACGTTATTTAATTCGGAATGCGGAATGCGGAATTAGGAATTATTAAACACTCTAACTCACAAAGGACAATACCATCATGTTACGAGAAGAATTTGAACAACGACTTGGCGGACGCGCCGAAGAACTGACAACCGACCAGTGGAACATCATCGACTACGTCTATCTGAACCATCCGATGTTCGACGACAAGGATAAAGCCGCTCGACTGTACATGCTCTACGGCGTTTCCATTTTTAAACAGCTGATGCCAATCGCCAAACAGTTTGAAGCAGCCTACAATGCAGCACAGGCAGCCATGCGCGAAGCGACGCGCCTTCAAGCGGAATATGATCAGATGGTCGCCGACCTTGACATCTCGTTCATCCGTGGCTTGCGCGACAACGATTAAACACATTCCTCTCCCGTCCTGCTGCTGCACCGCAGCAGCGGGACCAATTTCCCACACTCTAACCAACTCAATAACCATGTTTGGACTGCACCCTGACACCATCGAAACCCTCAAAATGTTTTTCCATTGGAATCATATTCCGTATTCCGACCAGTACACCCGATGGGGGCGGAAAGAATCCTATACCTGTCTTGCATTTTGCACCGATCTTGACTTCCGCGCCCTGGTTAAAATGCTTTTCAGCAACGCTATCGACTACGCCGAAGCGGAAAGGCTCCGCGTCGAAACAATCCAGGTCGAACTCGCCAAACTGATGAAAATTATGGAATTGACCGACGACGACCCGGATGGAGTCTTTCCGGCTAAAACGTCATACCATACCGTTTATTACTTCCCGGAAATCCACTTGGAAGACTGAACATTCAGCTTCCATCCTTTACGTGAGATTTCTCCCGGCGTCAAGCCGCCGGGAATTAAAGCGGCGCCAAGGCGCCGCACTCCGAAACTTTTAACCACTGAAACTGCTATGAGAACAACCACTTTTAAATGCAACAATTGTTCTTCCGGTCCGTGCTACGTCTGCACGAAAGACCTGGATAATATTGACATGTACGGAAACCCCGGCGACAATGCCAATACCCCAACGTACTGTCCTCTGGACGAGTACGAAACGCCCCGGTTCAGAATCTGCGCGTCGCCAGCTGAACGCTGCGGCGTGCGCTGGCTCGTCGAAACGCTTAAAGACTGGGTTGACGAACACTATGACGAATGCCCGGAACACGTCAAAGCCGCCTGTTATGGCGCGCTGATTAAACCGTCCAGCAACTGGCGGTTGAAATACATCAATCTGCTGCGGATGTTTGCCGACGACGACCAGTATTATGGCTGCGATGGCGACGACGTCAAGAAAGCGATTAGCAAAATGACCAAAGAAGAAATTATCAACTCAATTATCCCTGAAGCGTTCGCAGCCGGTGTGATCTATGATTTCATCCGCCGGACGACCGAAGAATACAAGGGCGCCGAAGATCCCGAAGGAGACGACTAATGAGCATTATTGAAACCCTCAAACTGACTCCGGCAGAGGTTGAACAGATTGTCGCGGAGTACGTTCGTCGGGCAGTTCGGCGTCAGTTGAACGCGAACGAACAAGCGTTTGCGGTCAACGTCAAGGCGCCGATCAAAGAGCGAATCCTTGAATTTATCGAGGCGCAGCCGAACAAACAATGCCTGCGGTTTGAGATTTCTCACAAATTCAAGCATACGCCGTACCCTCAACGTCTTGCGGCGATTGAAGAACTTCTGCAAACTGGTAAAATCAGAGTGAAATTTATCATAGCGAAAAACTACAGACACGCGCACATTTATTACATTCCAGAACAAAAATAAAAGGTAATTGTTGTCTATGATGGTAATAAGCAACGTTGTTTATTATCGTCATAGAGGACGCACCATGAGTTCCCCAATTGAAATTCCTCTGCCGATTAAACTTTTTCAAGCGATTGACGGCAAGTTTTCGCTCTGTTTTGACGACGTTAAACAGGCTGAAGCATTTGCCGATTATATAAAGGCGCAATGCTCCGCGACGCGCACGCAACGGCTTGAATTCTTCGACGACGGCATCTATCTTGACGGGAAACGACTGGAAATCAAAGGGCTGGCAGAACGATTCTTGCGTGAATTTGAATACACCGACGAAGTCTCCGAAACCACTCTCGCCTATAACGTCTGGGGCGATTCTACAGTAAATAGCAAAACAATCTATCGAATAGCTGAACGCTTACGAAAAGCAACAAATATTTGGATAGAACGAGACGGTGTAATCTATCGAATTGATCGTCCCAAATAATTTTCTAAAAAAATTTTTTCATCCACAAAAACATCCACATTTTGTGGATGGAATGTGGTATGACGCGAGTATAATGAATCCCGCAAGCACGACACGAAGACGAAATAATTCCCAGACGGGATTCCGCGTGTCGGCTTGCAAAGAACACTAAATCGGAATCCCGTTTTTTATTTGCCTGAAGGAGCCAATAGATGAAAATTGAACTGCTAGAACCTGTTTGCAAAGATCGTCAATTTCCCGGGCGGACGCCTATCGGCGATTACGAAATCCGCGCTAACATCCATCTGAGAAAAAACCGTTCGGATGTTGTCGTTGTTTATCTCTCGGTTGGAGCTGCGTTATTCAATCCCGCTCACCGTTACCAGCTCATGAAACCAAAGCCAAGACAAGCAGATCAAGGCTATCTGACCTTTAAAAAGATGGATAAGGGAATTCGCTTCACCGTAACCGGCAATTCCAAAAAAGGGAAAGCAATTTCAACCGAAGTTATTTACTCTTGGCTTCCAGAACCATTCAGGAAAAGCCTGATTGCTACTCCGGAACATCACGTAATGCTTACTGCGAAATTGGACGAGGACGGCGATTTTATTTTGACGCTGAAGTAATTATAGCAACTAGGAGTTGGCAGGTAACGATGGCTTTTTGAAACACATTTACACTGAGGTGTTTGGCGAACCCGACGCCGGGCGGCATTACCCGGCAAATCTGGAAGCGTGGTCGAGACGGTCGAAGGCACCGGTTTTGAATACCGGTAGATGTGAAAACATCTCGAAGGTTCGAATCCTTCCGCTTCCGTTGTCGCACGTGATAAACGTGAATAGAAACAACAGAAACAACATGACAAGAAAGGAATTTGACATGGAACCAGATTACACCCCCCAACCGGTTGACACGTCGTCGGTGGTTCTCCCGCCGGAAATCGACGAACTGACCGAAAAACTGGCGGAAAACGCTCACGACCACTGGGCGAAAAACCGCTTCGGCGATGGATGGACGTACGGAGACACGCGCAACGACGAAACTAAACAGCATCCGTGTTTGGTCGCGTACGCTGACCTTCCGGAAAGCGAAAAGAAGTACGACCGCGACACGGCGATGGAAACGCTGAAGGCGGTTTACGCGCTGGGATACCACATCGTAAAAGATTAATCCGTACAAGCTCAAAAACCAGCGCCCGTCCGGTTTGAGGCATGAGGCTGATTCAGTTCAGCCGATTGTCAGGCGGGAGACAAGGCGCGATAGTAATAACGGGAGAATACCGGATTTTCGGGGTACCCATACGAAGCCGGAGGAATGAAGTGGTTCGACTCCACCACGCGCCAGTATAGGGGTGTAAGAAGATGGACTTCAGGCGAGCTGGCAAGCCTCGCTGTGTAGCGTGAGCAGAGTACTAGTCCCGCAGGCGTTACGCGACGTGGTTCGATTCCACGACCCCCTGTTCTGCCTATTTATAGGTGGAAACCGCACGTGCAAACCAGCGATTGTCTGGTAGAGCCTAAAGCCAAAGGAGACGTTCCGGCGGTAAATAAGCAACAATCTCCCCCTCGGTGGCGGGGGTTAGCGAAATCACGTATCAGCGCAGGTACGTGAGAGTATTGGGCAGCCACCACCCGGAAGAATGACTGAGAAATGTAATGGTGCGAGACCTGAAATCTCGGCTGCGTTAAATTCGCTCGTAGGTGCAATCCCTACTTCTTCCTGTCGTTCGCCGCTGCGGCGAACGTGGATTGAAACGACGCTTTCATATTTTCGAGTTTTCGTAAGCCTCAGCTGCGTTTGACCGCGCTGCGGAGGAATTTGGAGTAGAGCCAATGAAACTACTATTGGTTGAAGAATACGCAAAGATTAAACGGTTAAGCCGCGACACTGTGCACAAGCATATCCAAAGCGGCAGAATACCTCGTCAGTATGTACACGTTGTTGCTGGCAAGTTCGGCAAACGTGGAGCAAAATACCGCATTGACGCCGAAGCGTTAAACGCCGACAAAGCGCCGCCCATCGAAGACAACGATCAGCGTCAGAAACGCGTCAAACGGTTACACGAAAACGCAATGGCTTATTTAGAAGAGGTTGTAGGACTTTGATGGAATTAACAAAGAAAGGATTATAAAATGACTGATCTAAACGATTGCGACGGCATTTTAGAAACGTCGCCGGAACCTGAGGATATGCTTGACAGCGCGTTTGAACCGGAGTCGCCAAAAGAAGAGTATAACCGAATCATGAACAGCTTGGCGACAAAGATTTGCGCTTATAATACGACGCTTGTAGCGGAACTGAACACAGAAGGACAACTGATGGCTCACGGACGCATCTATTTAACCGATACGGACAACGCCAGCATTGAACCGGGAGACGAAGTTTCAATCCTGATTTCCCGATTCTACGACGTCAAAGACAATGGCGACATAACGATCCACGACTATTTCGACATCGATTATTGGCGCAAGCATAGCGTCATCCTGTCCTATCGCAGCAAACGCACTCGTGAATCTCTCGCGAAAGCGTTAAACAAACTCTTTCAGATGGTTAACATTGCGTTGGGAAACAAATAATGTACGCAACCCACTACGCGACAAACGTTTGGCGGAAAGCGAGGAATTATAATTGGCAATTTTTATAGAAGGTTTGCCGATTCCGAAAGGCAATCACAAAGCGTTCGCGTTCCGATCGCGGCGAACTGGGCGGCAAACAATTCGAATTACTGACAAAGCCGGAAAAGCCCTGTTAGACTGGCAAAACAAAATAGCCAACCATATTAGACCGCTTATTGAGAAACCGTTTGACCAGCCATACGCAATCCGTTTGGACGTAACCTTTTATCTTCCGCGTCCAAAATGTCATTTTACCAAGACCGGAAAGGCGTCGTCAAAATGGCGGCGCAATCATACGGTTAAACCTGACCGCGACAAACTGCTTCGCGCCGTCCAAGACGCGCTGACTGGCGTCCTGTATGTGGACGACAACCAGGTCTTTGACGGCAACGTCAAAAAAGAGTACGCCGATTATCCGCATAAGGTCGGCGTGGAAATTACAATAACAATCTGTTAACAGGAGAACGAAATGATTAAAGAGAAAATCGACCCTGATGGGTTCCCGACAGAAAATGAACTTGTCAATGGACACTACAACTGCGATAACTGCGGGAAAGAAATCAATTTTGACAAAGGATACCGCGTTGACGCGATAGGCGAAGATAACGGCGAAGAAATCGTCCATCTTTATAGTTTTTGCGACAAAGAATGCGCTGAAGAATTGGCACGTGATAATGGGTTGAAGATGATTGAAGCGACCGAATCAGATGACCTTGAAACGGTTTACAAGTTCACACTCGACCCGACCGCTGCCGAATCGTCCGATCCTGTCGCTGCTGCGGTCAAGTCGATTGACGTTGGCGTTCCGGCTGATGAACCGACGTCTGGCGAACTGGATTTAACTGATCCCGTTCACGAACGCAAGGTTGTTGAATGTTGGAAAGAAGTCGTCTCGCAAGCTCAAGAGATTGAGAAACTGGCGCGTACAATCGTTGAGACAAACGAAACTCTCAAGGGTTTGAAAAAGGAATACGAAGCTCTCGTCAATCGTCAAAACAGCTTTATCTTGACCAATGGAAACGGCATTCAAATGACGTTCGAGGATTGCGAGGACGACGTCATTCAGAGCGATCCGTTGGCTTGGCGCGACGAGCCGGTTACGACTCTGACCAACTACGGACTGACCGACAAACAGGCAGACAAGGCGCAAGAAGCGTTTGGCACGCTGGGACGGCTGCAGGACTGGCTTTGCGCTGATTACCGCGATAAACAGCCGGGTATCGGTCAGGCATTGCAGGACAAGCTCACAGACGCTCTCAATAAGTATACCGATATGATTTACAAGACTTTGCCAAACGAGGAGAATAACGATGAATCTGCAAGATAAATTAAAACAAGGCGCTGCGGTTCAAGCTCCGCGAATTGTCTTATACGGCATTCCTGGCATTGGCAAGAGCACGTTCGCCAGTACCGCGCCGAATCCTGTATTCGTTCCAACTGAGGACGGACTGAGCGCGTTAAAGCACATTCCTCAATTCCCTGTCGCCAAAACGGCGAGAGAGTTTGAAGACAACATCAGCTCCCTGATTAACGAGGAACACAATTTTAAGACCGTAATTATTGATACGGCAGATTGGCTCGAAAATCTCTTATGCGAAGATATTTTAAGGGAATCGAAAGGCTTGTGCATGCAAACCGCGTGCGGCGGATACGGCGCAGCATGGGGCGTGCTCAAGAACCGGTTCCGGTCAATTCTTCAGAAACTGGAATATTTTAGGGACAACCGAATTATGGTTGTTTTTATCGCCCATTCCAGCATCCAAAAGATTTCAACTCCGGAATCCGGAGAGTTTGACCAGTATTCGCTCAAGCTGAACCATGGCACGAACAAAAGCCCTGGAGGCATTGCCGCAATGCTCGTCGAGTGGGCGGACGCCGTTCTCTTTCTGACGCGAAAGAACGGTTCGGAAAAAGGTGCGTCCGTTGGCGGAGAGAGAATCCTTCGGACGGTTACAACAATGAAAGCCGAATGTAAAAACCGCTGGGGACTGCCTGACACACTCGAAGGGGCTGATATTAACTGGTCAACAATATTGAATTATTATCGTAAATCTGTTTCAAAGGAGAACTGAAAATGGTTACATTAAAAGGCGCATTCAACGCTGAAGAACATACGAGCGATTACACGCTCATCGAACCGGGTAAATATACCGCGATGGTAATTGGTTCTGAAAACTGGACAGGGAACAACGGAGACGCCGGCGTTACGCTCAGATACAAGATTATGAATGGAGAGTTCGCCAACTCTGTTTTTACGCAAAATTACGCGATTTTCAGCGCGAACAATCCGAAACGGCTCCAAGCCTCGCAAGGCTCGTTCGCCCGCATCTGCAACGCTTGCCAATGTCCTTTGATACAAGACACCGCGCAGCTGCATAACATCGTCATCGGAATCGAGGTTAGCAATACCGAATCCGCTGGAGCAGACGGACAACCGCGCAAATACAATAACATTGTCCGCGCATGGAGCATCGTCAAACCGGCTCAAGAGCAGCCGCAGCCACCGATTCTTAACGGGAATCCGCCAGACAACGACGACTGTCCGTTCTAATTGACATTCTATAACCAACTTCAAACCGGGCGTCGAAAGACGCCCAAAACCTAAAAAGAAATATCGCTCTAATGGGAGGTTGACAAAAATGCAACGACCACGAGGAACAATTGAATACAACCCGTTTTTGACGGACGCCAGAGACGTGATCAGCACGTACGACCCGGCGCACGATTTTAATTTGGACGAAGAAGATTTGCTGAAAGAGCGTATTCAGCAGATTTTGGCGCACTATCCCGACAAGGAAAAAGACAAGGAAAAGGATAAAGACAAGGACAAGGAAAAAGATGAGTGAATACAATGGAATTACGGTATTATCAGAGAGCGGCTATTGATGCAACCTACAACTACTTGCGGTATAATACTGGAAACCCTTGTATCGTCATTCCAACAGGCGGTGGAAAGACCGCTATTATGGCGACAATGGCAATGGACGCATGGCAGAGATGGGGACGCCGTTGTTTGATATTATCACATGTTAAAGAACTGATTGACCAAACGGCGCAGACGCTCTCACGTCTTGCGCCTGACCTTCAAATTGGCGTCTATTCAGCCGGGTTAAAATCCCGCGATACCGACACGCCTATTTTGTGCGCGGGAATCCAATCTATCTATAAACGAGCCGACGAGTTAGGGGAATTTGGGTTAATCCTGGTTGACGAGGCTCACTTGATTCCGCCGGACGGCGACGGCATGTATCAGACCTACCTAAGCGCAGCCAAAGAACTCAACCCGCGAACAAGACTGGTCGGACTGACCGCAACGCCATACCGGCTCAAATCTGGAGCAATATGCGGGAAAGACAACCTGCTTAACGATATTTCCTACGAGATCTCCGTTAAAGAGTTGATTGATGGCGGGTATCTGTCGCACATTACCAGCCGCGGCGGGTCTAAAAAAGTCGATACTTCCAGCTTGCATATTGTCCGCGGAGATTTCGATTTGTCTGAAATTGACGTTTTAATGGATAACGACTATCTGCTCTCTACAGTCGTTGAGGATATTAAGCAGAGAGCCTCCGACAGGAAATCAATTCTCGTTTTCTGCCCGTCTGTTGCCGTTTCGGAACGATTCATTAAACGGTTCAAAGCGTCGTGCGACGATTCCATCGCGCTGATCACAGGCAAGACGCCAGCTTCGGAACGCGATGAAATTATCAAACGGTTTAAGGGCGCTGCTGAAAGCTGTTCTCTGTTTGGCGATAAGCCAGACCCAATTAGAGTACTGGTGAACATCAATGTTCTAACCACAGGATTTGACGCGCCAAACGTCGATTGCATCGTTATGCTGCGTCCGACCGCCAGCCCTGGACTGTACTATCAGCAAGTGGGGCGCGGGTTCAGAACGTGCGAAGGGAAAAAAGACTGTTTGGTCCTGGATTACGTCGGGAATATTATGAGACACGGACCGGTTGACATTATAACGCCGCCGGACGCTAAACCTGAGAAAAACGGACGCGCTCCGGTTAAAGAATGCCCCGAATGCAACGCGATTGTACACGCTTCATTCCGAACCTGTCCGGAGTGCGGGTTTGAGTTTCCTGTTAAAGAAATCGAAACGAAGATTAACTGCTCAGCTTCAGACGACGCTATTCTCTCCGGCGAAGTTACAGAAACGGATTATAAAGTGTTTGACACGTATTATCAGATTCACGAAAAAGAAAAAGAAGATGGAACTATATCGAGAACAATAGAAGTCGGCTATCGCATCGCGCTGCATATCTTCAAAAAAGAATTTCTCTGCGTCGAACATAGCGGATACGCCTACGAGAAGTTCGTTAAATGGTGGGATGCTCACGTATGTTCGGAACTGAAATCCACAGCAATAAAAACGCCGCACACCTGCGAAGACTTTATGGATTACGTCGAGTACGGTTGTTTTGCGGAAGCTGAAGAAATTACGGTTCGCAGAAAAGGAAACAACGATAAATACGGCAGCGTAATCAAGCACAAACTTAAAGAGCCTCCGGCTTACAATGTATTGCAACAACGGATAAACGACGCGATCAATAACCCGCAAGATATAACGGAAGATAATTATGGCTATTATTGATTATACAACCGCGAAAAGCTATTTGAACAATGGATTGTCTGTTCTCCCTGCCATTAAATCACAAAAACGCCCCAATTTAAGTTCATGGGACGTCTATAAGAAACAACTCCCTACAGATAAAGACCTGTCTGTTTGGTTTAACAATAACTGTTCTGGCGTTTGCATTGTTTGCGGAGAAGCATCCGGCAATCTGGAAATAATTGATTTTGACGAGAAGGGCATCGCTTTCGCTCCGTGGACTGACAAGGTAAAACAGGATCCGATGGTTGCTCAACTGTGTTCTCGCCTTGTCGTCGAACAGTCCCCCAGCGGCGGGTTCCATGTGATTTACCGCTGCGAACTGCCGGTTGCTGGAAATCAAAAATTGGCGAAGACGGCAGACGGCAAGACGCTGATCGAAACGCGAGGAGAAGGAGGATTGTTTCTTTGCGCTCCGACAGAGGGGTATCAGCTCTTGCAGGGAGACTTTCAGAACATTCCGACCATCTCTGCCGTTGAACGAAATATTCTATTGCAGCTCGCCAGAACGTTTAATTCAGAAAAACCAAAGCATACCGGCGCCGTCGGTTCTTTTGGCTTGCCAATCTCTCAGCCAATTGACGCGTCCTCGATCCGACGTAAAGACGACGCGCTGGACGTCTCGGGAAGACCGGGCGACGTATTCAACCAGACTGGCGACATAAGAGCGTTGCTGGTCAAACACGGCTGGACGATGGCATACCGTTCCGACGACGAAGAACGATGGACGCGACCGGGCAAAAAAACGGGGACGTCCGCGACGTTGAAAAATATCGACGGCAAAGAT